CCTCCTACTTTTGTTTTTACCATAGATCGTTTAGATTTCTCTACAGAAACAGTATCAGTACCAACACCTAAGTTATCTCAAGCAAGAGAACTTTTAGCAGGGGTATCAAGTAGTTCTTATGGTTACTTCGGTGGTGGTAGTCCTCCCCTTACTGCTGTTTGCACCATAGACCGTTTAGATTTCTCTACAGAAACAACATCAGTACCAACACCTTCTTTATCTCAAGCAAGATCTAGTTTAGCATCAGTCTCTAGTAGTTCTTATGGTTATTTTGGTGGTGGTAATCCTGTTGTTTCTACTATAGACCGTTTAGATTTCTCCACAGAAACAATTACAACACCAACACCTAAGTTATCGATAGCAAGAGGTAACTTAGCAGCACTTTCAGGAGCAACAGGAAACCGCAGAGTTGGTACTGCTACTTATGGTTATTGGGGCGGTGGTTTTATTCCTACTCCCACTGTTACTTCTACAATAAACCGTTTAGATTTCTCTACTGAAACCGTAACAGTACCAACACCTAAGTTATCTCAAGCAAGATCTCAATTAGCAACAGTCTCAAGTAGTTCTTATGGTTACTTTGGTGGTGGTTTTATTCCTACTCCCACTGTTACTTCTACAATAGACCGTTTAGATTTCTCAACAGAGACAACATCAGTTCCAACACCAAAGTTATCACAAGCAAGACAACGATTAGCAGCAACCTCAAGCAGTTCTTATGGTTACTTTGGTGGTGGTCTTATTCCCACTCCTGCAGTTGTTTCCACAATAGACCGTTTAGATTTCTCCACTGAAACCGTAACAGTCCCAACACCTAAGTTATCTATAGCAAGACAATCTTTAGCAGCAGTCTCAAGTAATTCTTATGGTTACTTTGGTGGTGGTTTTACTAGTATTCGTGTATGTACCATAGACCGTTTAGATTTCTCTACAGAAACAGTATCAACACCAGGAACTTATCAATTAACTATAGCAAATGGATTTTTTACAGCAACTTCAAGTAGTTCTTATGGATACTTTGGTGGTGGAGATACTGGAGTAAATATTTCTACTATTAATCGTTTAGATTTCTCTACAGAAACAATATCAGGATTACCAGGATCTAAATTATCTCAAGAAAAATCTTCAGCGGCAGCAACTTCAAGTAGTTCTTATGGATACTTTGGTGGTGGTGAAATTCCTACTCCTACTGTTGTTTCTACAATAGATCGTTTAGATTTCTCTACAGAAACCGTAACAGTTCCATCACAAAAACTTACTCAAGCAAAAAGTAATTTCGCAGCACTCTCAAACGCAAACTAAATACATCATCTACATCATATTGATATGAATGAATTATTATCTAATATCTTAATTCAACCAAAAGTAGTTACAAAAGAGAACTGTAAATATTTGATTGATTATGCAAATAGTGCAGAGATGGAACAGATGGGAGTTTTTGATGCCGACAAAACCAATCTCACAAGGAAATCAGAACATAAGGTAGATAAGACATCCAGAGATGTAAAGTGTGCTGATATCACACCAATCCTTCCTCAGGTTCATAACCTAATGAAGGATACTATTGAACACGTCATTAATCCTTTTTATGGATTTAAGATTCGTGATAGTGAGATGCCTCAACTTCTTTACTATGAAAAAGGAGGTCACTATAAACCTCACTATGATGCAGAAGCAATGTGGACAAATCCCGATGGAACTAAAATGTGGAAGAAAAGTGTAGATAGAGACCTTTCTACAGTTCTTTTTCTCAATGATGACTTTGAAGGTGGTTATTTCACATTTCCAGACTTAAGAGTTACGATTAAACCAGAACCAGGACTTCTTGTTTGTTTCCCTTCATCTAGGTGGTTTAAGCACTGTGTAGAACCTGTACTTTCTGGTAAGCGTTACACACTAGTTACCTGGATGCGAGTCTGTGGATTTAAAACAAAAGAAGAACAAGATAAAGAAATAGAACAAAAGTACGGAATCAAGGTTCCATAAATAACAAAAAAGTATTTGAGCAGATAAGATGACTCAACTGGTAAAACATTACTTGGTCGATAGAGATAATCCAAGCGTTTTTGCAACAACTCCTGAGCAATTCTCAAGACCAATGTTTGGAACAATGGCACCAAACATTGAAGGACTTGAGGTAGTTCATACACTGACTGATGAAAATAACATTCAGTTCTTTCTTTCCAACTGTCCTGATACAACTACTATCGAAGAAACAGTAGGTCTAGAAGTTCTCACTCAAGCAGAATGGGATGCCGAGATTGCTGCTTATGATGCAAGACAGGAAACAAAGCGTTGGAACTTTATTCGTAAGTACAGAGATCAATTACTTGCACAGACTGATTGGATTGTAATCAAAGCAAAAGAGCAAGGAAATAATCTTTCTCCTGCTTTCAAGGATTGGAGACAATCACTCCGCGATCTTCCAGAAGAAACAACTTTTCCTCTTACACTTCCCGCTGCTCCAGAAGGTGTATCAGTAGATCAAGCAACCTATGATGCTTATGTTGCAGATTTAAGAAGCGTTCCTATGATTAATGATCCTCTTCCTGCTGCAGAGTGATTATTTTGGTCTAGTCAGATTTAATAACTGATAACATTTATCATTACGGTCAAATGCATAATCAGCATACTGACCGTTTTTTCGTACAAAGTGTAGAAACAATTGCATAAAACGATCATTATCATGAGTTCTTAGTGGACTTCTCCAGTGTTCTACTTGAGTTCCAAGATATGCAACACCATGACCAACTGGAGTCACTACTGCTCTATTCTTTCCTTCGAGATCTTTAATTTTGATAGGCCATGCGGCATCACCACAGATGTTCATTGTGACTGATACTTCGCAAGACGGACGGTCAGTATGACAGTTCATCCATCCGCCTTTATGATATGTGGTAGAAAACCAATATGTTGGTAACAATTCTTCTCCTACTAATTTCTCAAGAACTGGTTTAATTCTCCACATAATATATGTACAAGTTGGAGGAGCATAACAAGTTAATACTCTCCCTCTTTCTGGGTCGTGATGACCTTTTAGACTTCCAAGTTCTCTTACTGCACCACAAAGGTTCTTATACTTAATCTCTAATGCTTCTGTTGGTGTTATGATTTCTGGAAGATAATACCAACCTTTCTTAAGAAAAGAACTCATAATAAATTTTTAAAATATTTATATCCTATTTACAAGTAAATAAATACCTACAGCAATATTACTATTTGAATGAACTTTGTAAAACTTGCATTAGATAATGGTGGAACAATCAAACCTTTAATCATTCCACCAGAACATACGAATGGTACTGGTCTTTGCAATCCATCAGTTTTTGTAGAGAATGGAAAGATATTAGTCAATGTTCGCCATATTCAATATACTCTGTATCACTCAGAGTTAAACAAATACGAACACCAATACGGTCCATTAGTTTATCTCAATCCAGAGAACGACATTACGCTCACAACAACTAACTTTATCTGTGAGTGTAATGAGGATCTCGAAATTTCTCATTGGGCAAAGGTAGATACTTCTGATTTTGATCAGAAACCACTGTGGGAATTTGTAGGGCTAGAAGATGCACGACTTATCAAATGGAATGATAAGTTCTATCTAACTGGTGTTCGTAGAGATTTAGATACGATTGGTACAGGAAGAATGGAACTTTCTGAACTTGAATTTACTGATAATGAAGTTAAAGAAGTTTCAAGATTCCGCATTCCTGGACCACCACCAGATAAGGAGTATTGTAATAAGAATTGGATGCCCATCTTAAACAAACCTTTTCATTATGTAAAGTGGACGAATGGAACACAGATCGTCAAAGTCATTCCAGAAGAGAATCGCACAGAGACTGTAGTTCTTAAAGACTGGGTAGAAGCACCAAAAGATCTAAGAGGTGGTTCTCAGGTTCTACCTTATAAAGATGGATATCTAACAATCAATCACGAGACTGATTTGTTTAAATCAGAAGCAGGAAGAAAGAATGCAACATATCGCCATAAGTTTACATACTGGGATAAGGATTGGAACATTCAAAAGTTCTCTCCAGCATTCTCATTCCTAGAAGGACAAATTGAATTCTGCTGTGGAATGGCAAAGTATCAAGATGATTATCTACTGACTTTTGGTTTCCAAGATAATGCTGCATATATTCTAAGAGTTCCTGGTCATTTTATGGAGGAGTTTGTATGAAACTGAAAGGATTACCATCGGTTCGTTATGTAACGTTACATGATGATATTGCAAGACAAGAACTTCTTACGAAACAATTTCAAAAATATAATATTACTCCCATTCCTATCAAGTCCAAGAGATTTGCAGAGTCTGATGATATTATTACAGGAAAATATGCAGATGCTCTCACTGATCCCGTAAAAGGTTGTACTGTATCACACCTCAAAGCATTTAAGGATTGGTATTACAACACCAATGAACCTTATGGATTCTTCTGTGAAGATGATTTATCTCTTGAAACTGTAGAGAACTGGAACTTTACTTGGGAAGAGTTTGTTAATAATCTTCCAAATGACTGGGATGCAGTTCAACTTCTTGCAATTCGTGGAGACTTCAATCAAGTTAGCTTAAGAGAAAGACTTTGGGATGACTGGGCAATCACTGCATATATTCTCAAGAGAGATTATGTAAAACAAATTATTAATCATTGTTGTATTGGAGAAACTTATAATCTTGAAGTCAAAAACAGTGAGATTATGCCGATTGGTGAAAGTTTATTCTTCACTAACTTTGGAAAAGTTTATACGTGTCCATTGTTTGTAGAGAATACAAGGATTGATTCTACAAATCTCAACGACACTGAACTAGAAAACGGACAGAAACCAAATCACCACTTTGCTTCAGAATATATCTCAAACTGGTGGAAAGAAAATCAAGCAGACATTAAAACAATTATGAACGTTCCAACTGATCCTTTGGTTGCTTATGCATTAGATACTGAAAATCCAATTCGAAACTTTGAACTTGCAAGATGGTATCATGCACAAAAACAAACTGCCTCTGCAATTTCTTATTACTTAAGAGCAGCAGATCGTACAGAAGATTCACTACTTGCTTATGAATGTTTGCTTCACATGGCTTCTTGTTTCCATGATCAAGGTAATAGAAGTTATACAGTCAAAGGATTATATCAACACGCAATCAATCTTCTTCCAAAGAGACCTGAAGCATATTTTCTTCTTGCAAGACACGAAGAATGGACCAAGATGTACTCAGATTCCTACACTACTGCTACACTTGGGCTGAATGTATGTGAGTTTGATTTAGAACCACTCTCAACAGACGTAGATTATCCTGGTAAATATGGTCTCATCTTTGAGAAAGCAGTATGCTCATATTGGTGGGGTAAGTCTCAAGAGTGTCGTGACTTGTTCCAAGACCTGAAGAATAATTATGAACTTGATAATAAACATTATGACTTGGTAGCAATGAATCTACAAAATCTTGGATGTTGGGTTCCAAAGAGTATTAAGTATGAGAGATCAAGATACCAAGAGTTTAAGTATAAGTTCCCTGGTTTAGAAAACATTGAAAGAAGTAATGGTCAAGCATTGCAAGATATGTTTATCTTATCAATACTCAATGGAAAGAGAAACGGAACTTATCTAGAAATTGGAGCACAAGAACCAATCTTCCAGAACAATAGTGCTATTCTAGAAAAAGACTTTGATTGGAAAGGAGTATCTGTAGAAATTCTTGAGAATCTGTGTCAGATGTTTGCAGAGCAAAGGTCTAATCCGATTATTTGTAAGGATGCTACAACGATTGATTACGAAAAACTTTTAAAACAATTTTATAATACAAAAGAGATTGATTATCTACAGTTAGACTGCGAACCTTCCAAAACCACATTTGAAATTCTCACAGCAATTCCCTTTGATCAATATAAGTTTGCAGTGATTACTTATGAACACGATCATTATGTGGATATGACTTCAACTTATCGTACAAAATCTAGAAACTACTTGAAGTCTTGGGGTTATGAGTTGGTAGTAACAAATGTATCGCAGGATGATAAAACACCATTTGAGGATTGGTGGGTTCATCCAGATCTTGTAGATCAAGAAACAATTGAAAAGTTTAGAAGTATTAAAGAAGTGACGGATGTAAGAGACTATTTTTACCAGTAGACACTTCAGAAACTGTCCACTGACCTCCCAAAACCGACTTGGGAGGTTTTATAGTAGGTACATACCGAACAAGACCGATGAGGTACTCGAATCTAGACCGACTGATTTTTGTTGGTTCCTTTGTATGGGTTATACATTGGGCAGCAAAAGTCTCTGAAGTAGTTCTTAAGGTACTATTCTGATGCTTACATTATACACCAGTGGGTACAACTATAGCAAGCGTCGTTGTACTGACGCTGTAAATTGGTTCATTGAAAAATATCTTCCCCGACATAAACTTGAGATCACTGTAAATCATCGTGGTCTTGCAAGAGAAGGAGTTTATGGTTGGTGTACTGTGGTTGATTGTAACTATCGCCCTCGTGAGTTTGAGATTGAACTTCATAATCAGATGAACTCAGATCTCTATCTACAGACACTGTTTCATGAGCTCTGGCACGTCTATCAGCACGTTATGGGGAATCTTAAGGATAAGCATGGGAAACGTCTCTGGAGGGGCATAGACTATACGGAGACGGACTATGAAGATCAACCCTGGGAAGTAGAAGCAAGACAGATGGAAGAACTTCTCTACATCGAATACTTAGGTCTCAATGACTTCGTGTACTCTTTTCCTAATCGCTTGACACAACCCTAAGATCCTTGTACAATACCTTTGCTGAGGTTGATAAGACTCACCTTAGTTACTTAAAGATCCTATGAAAAACATCACACTTCAACATTCATTTACTTATCGTTGTACTGAAGATTTTAAGAAACAACTTGCATCTTCTGGTTCTTTGAAAACTCTGATTAAGACGATCAGAGAACAATCAGATACAATGAATCCTGATAAGTATGATCCATTGAAGTATCGTGGTGATGCTTTTGAATGGTTTGCTGAGTATTTCTTTAAGTTCTTTGATGGAGATAATCTCTTTCTGAATGTCACTGAGTATTCTCCAGCAAAAGCATCAAGTGATTATGGTGTGGATGGAGTAGCAAAGTATAGCAAGGATCTATCGAAAGTTGTATGTTTGCAGCATAAGTATAAATCAAATTCATCGAAGAAACTTTCATCCAAGGAAGATGGTCTCTCTAACTTTGGTGTGAATGCATATACCAAGTATTCCTGTGAGATTGATGCAAAGTATCTTATTGTTTTTACAAATGCATCAGGTATTGAACGTACTACTCAAGAAGGAATCTATCAGGGTTGCATTACTTGTATCAATGGGGAGATTATTTCTCGATATGTGGATAACAATCAAGCATTCTGGGATTGCTTTGTAAAGACAGTTTCTGAAGTGTCCACCTGACTCTCTGAGCTCCCTTATTTTCTGCTATAATACTCTCATAGTTTAAAACACCAATGACTGCTACTGCTACTGGTCCTTCAATTTCCGAATATAAAGAAAATATTCGTAAAAAATTCAAAGCAGAAATTCATCAACCTGTTCCCGAAGAAGCAATTTCTTCCTTCATTTCCACAATAAATAAAGAGTCTGAGGTTCTTCTGGTTGATGCAGGATGTATGATTGCACTTTCTCTGATTGAGAATGGTCATAATCCCGACAAAATCTTTGTTGCAGAAGGATTTGATGGTCTATACAAAACAGTTTCTGAGAAAGTATCTCAACGTTATGGATTTCATCATATTGGACTTGATGTAGATAAAATTCCTGCTATTATGAAATTTGATTACATTCTTGGAAATCCTCCTTTCTCTGCAAATAATAACTGTGGAAATATTTCAGGATCTGGTACAGGAGCACTGTGGTGGAAAATTACACTTAATTCTTTGAATCTTTTGAAAGATGGAGGAGTAATTTCTTTTATTACTCCTCAAAATCTTTTCAATGGCGGAGATCAATTTAGGGACCTTCTTCTTGGCGAGAACTCCCAGTATGATGTTTTGGATGTTAATTTTGATATTGATTCTTATTTTGATGTTGGTACAACTCTATGTAAATGGACTGTTCGTAAATCAAAAACAAACGTTCTTACCACTGTAAATGATGGACGTGTTCTTAATCTTAAAGAAACTTATTACCTGAGTTCTGATTTGGTTTTTGATTCTATTGTTGAGTCATTGGTTAAACATGATGCACCTAAATTTGATTTCAATACAAAGGGTCATTATGATCCTCGCCCTGTAAAAAAACTTATTCAAAGGAATAATCTTCCTGGTGATGAAAAATTCTGTGATGAACCAAATGATACTTACAAATATCCTGTAAATCAAAATGGTAAAATTAAGTATGGTGCAGTTTCTTGGAAAGATGCTGGAACCTGGCGTATCTTTATGCCTTGGATGCCCGCAGGTAAGAAAACTGAATTTCTGATGTCTAAAGATTGGAGTGCTGGATCTTCAACTCTTACTATGAAATTTGATTCTGAAAAAGAATGTAAAGGTGTTTTTGATATTTTGAATACACCAGAATATCTTTGGATTATCAATAAATTGATCAGTAATGGACGTAGTAATCCTGCAATTCTTAGAAAGTTTCCGACTGTCAACGTAACAGAAATTCTTTCTGAGAACCAACTGAACTATATTCAATCACAACTGTGACAGTCTGAGCACTGTCCACCAATGCACCCTGGGCCTTCTCTGGGGTGCTATAATGTATTCATACAAAACAACTCCAATGCAAACCACCATCATCCCCTATCTCTATCAGGATCGCATTCTCCAGGCAAAACGAGAGAATACAAAGGGTATTCTTGTTGCTGGAACGGGTGCAGGTAAATCTTATACAATGGGTTGGAGTATTCAAGAAAGAATTGCTGCAGGAGATTCTGTCATTCTTGTAGTTGCTCCTCGCATTCTTCTTGCACAGCAACTGTTTAAGTCCATTGATTCTTTGATCGGGAAAACTGCAGTATTTCAACATGGATTTGTATACAGTGGTGAAGCAATTCAACGTGAAGAAAAGGAACTGACATCTGAGCAGATTCTTGATGTTCACTTTTCTACTACATCTGTTCATGACATTCAAAAAGAAAAGGAACGTGCAGATCGTCTTAATGTTCCTTTGATTCTGATTACCACTTATCACTCACTAGAACGTGTGATTGAAAGTGGTATTCCTATTGATACTGCTTATCTTGATGAGGTACATAATGCTGTTTCGCTTGAATTTAGTAAACCTGTAGGGAAACTCAGTCAGATTGCAGAACGTATGTATTCATACACTGCAACGCCTAAGAGGACTGATTCTGCAAAGGGTCGTGGTAACAACAACGAAGATGTTTTTGGTAAAATCATCTGTGAAGTTACTGCTAAAGAGTTGATTGATGCTGGTGCGATTGTTCCTCCCAAGATTAATTATTTGTACTCTCATATCAATGCATCTAATGTTGATAATGTTTCGCTGACTCGCGACATTGTTAAGCAGGCGTTTGAACATTATGAAGAATATCATTCTCATTTGAATCATAAAATTCTGTTTGCCTGTGACGGCACGGAAACAATTCATCAACTACAAACACAAACTGATTTGGTAAAGTGGGCACAGAAGAATGATATTGATATTTTTCTGACCACTTCAAATTATGGTGACTGGGTGAATGGAGTCCAACTGAAGAATCGTCGGGAGTTTCTTGAAAGACTTCAGGAATATGGTAAAGATCCCAATCGTAAAATGGCAGTTCTTCATTATTCAATTCTTTCTGAAGGTATTGATGTTCCTGGTCTGACTGGGTGTGTTCTGCTTCGCAATATGAATCCAATCACACTTACTCAAACGATTGGACGTGTTCTGCGTATGCTTCCTGTGGATCGTCGTGCGATTGCTGAGGGACTTGTAAAAGCAGGTGATACTGATTCTTATGTGAAAGGGTATGGTCTTGTAACCGTTCCTATTCATAAAGATTCGGAAAAAGATCTAGAAGAGGGTGTTTCTGCAATTTATAATGCTCTCTGTGGCATGGGATTCCCCCCTGAAGTGATTATGCATGAGGAGGACACTCATGGTAAAAAGGAAATTACTCTTCCTGATGATTTTCAAAAAATTGTTAAGCAAAAGATTAAAGAAGTTTCTGCTGACTGGGAGTGGGTTTACAAGGCAAATCTTTATTTTGGTGGAACTGATAACGAAAACTGGACTGATTTTCTATGAAAAACAAACACAACGAACTTCTAGGATCTGATATTGAAAGATCTGATGAAAGAATTGTTGAGACTGGAGAAGTTTTCACTCCCATAGAACTGTGTCAACAGATGATTGATGAGATTCCAGAAGAAAAACTCAAAAATCCCAATTCCAAATTCATAGACCCTACAGCAGGTAACGGAAGTTTTTTGATCGCACTCAAAACCAAACTTCTAAAATATCACACCGAAGAACACATCATAAATGATATGCTCTACGCGGTTGAACTGATGGAAGATAATCATAAGGAGCTATGTGAGAGACTTGGAGTATCAACAACTCATCCTCACTATGTCTGTGCTGATGCTCTGAAATATCACTATGCTTTCAATGGTCTCTCATCAGAACCAATCACTCTAGACAATTTTTGAACTGTCCACTCCTTTCCCCACACCCCCCTCAAATGACTTATAATACATTTGAAATTCAAAAACCGATGAAAACCAAACGCAAGTTCGTGAACATTATTCCGAAGAGTTCTAAAGCAAAGAATCGCTTCGTGAATATTATGCAATCACTTCACGCAATGGAAGTGGAGCAAGAGACTGATACTATGATGTTTTTGGTTTCTGTGAATCGCATGTACTGCACTTGGGTTCCTAAAACTGGTAACGAACACTGGGAGATTTCTAAATGAAAAAACTGATTCTTCTTACTGCACTTTTGTTTTCTGCTCCTGTATTTGCACAGGAAACATATCGTCCATTCCGTTATGAAACTGCATGTGGAATTGAAAAGGATGAGCAATTCTATGATGATACCTGCGTGGTGATTGAAACACGAGAATCTAATGGTGCTCTACGCACTCGTAATATCTTCTCCAATCGCTTTGGACTGACAATCAAATCACGCTTTGATAAAGAAAAAGGATTCGTTACTTGGGATTCCCATAACAAATTTGAATATAAGTGGGAATACAAAGTTGGTGGATCTGGTTGGAGTTATGTGATGCCCTCGGTTCTTGTTGAAAACGTAAGTTGGGACTGATTATTAAAAGATTATAAACTTCCTTAAATAGTAGTAGAATAGGAGAAAACTATGGTTGCTCTGTTACTCACGACAACCATATCATGCACACAAGCGTTGAGTGTTGTTCACCGTCTTGTAAGTGTTGTAGGACTTACCGAAGTTCAAAAATCCGAAATCATTCAAGAAATTCGTAAAGTTATTCCTTCCTGTCCCATTAAAGTAGTAAAACAATGAATGAAGAAACTCAAACTGAAAAGTGGAATCGCGGACTGACTCTCTTTGAGGAAAGTGTACTCAAACCAGATCCTGAACTTCGTAACTGTGCTCACAATCAGCTCTGTTATCACGAACTTATGGCAGTTCGTGAGCAAGTCTTACAATACTTAAAGACTTTAAGACAATGAGTGCCTCATATGTCTACTTTATTATTTTCTTTTGCATTGCATATTTAATTGTTACTGACCAATCAGTTGCAAGAGGATTTTATATGCTCACTCAACTTGCAAGAGTTCAATATGAAAAGACAAAGTGGTGGATTTTACATAATCCAGCAAATCCAATTGTAAAGTATTTTATGTGGAGACGAGCATACAAACTTGCAAAAGAATTGCAAGAGGAGTTAGAATCGAGAAATAAATAAACATTATCTCAATAATACATATGCTCTCCACTCAATACCGTCTTCGCCTTGAAGCAATCTGTGAAAACATTGTAAAAGGAGAAACAGTAGAGTTAAGCGAAATGATCTGGGCAGAAAAGTTAGCAAAATCAAATCGGTCTGCTGCAACGCTTCTAAGGCAAGCAAGACGCCGTGCTGCTAATCCAAATATGCAAGAAGGTGGTCTAGATGACTTTATGAATGCACTAGACTTAGGAGATCCTGATCCTTCAAATCATCGCACTCAATTCAATGGTGCTGATGATATTATTGATTTTTTTACTGGAGACAAACCAGAAGATTGGAGACAACGTGACTGATGAAGTACCTTATTTTATTGTTACCTTTTGTTCCTCTTTCTGCTGATGCCATAACTTGGAATCAGTTCTGGAGACCATTCAGGAATGGAGCATATTACAATAGTCCTGTTTACTATTCTCAACCTCGTGTATGTACTCAAATTGTTTATCATAGAGAATATATACCTGGAAATGGTTGGAATTATGGACACGTAAGAACTTGGAGTGAAAGAGTAGTAGTTCCTTGTGGTTACCATTAAGTTGTATTAAGTAATCTAACACAAACCTCCTAGATAGTGATAGAATAGTAAGGTCATAAAAATGAACTGAAAATTGTTTATTATGATGTTCTTTGTGCGGAGGTATATCATGCACAATTTAATTTCTTACAATCAACTTGCCTCTTGGAACCATTTGGAGAAAACGATTAATGAATATGTTGAACAAGATGAACTGATTAATGACTATTATCAATGTATAATTGAGTGTGATGATAATCAGCAAGCATGTAAACGAATATGTAGGAGTATATTAGCAGCATAACCAGTTTCAAGTCTGTCCATTTGCCTCTTGACTTTCGGGTCAAGAGGTTTTATAGTATGTACATTGAAACACCTTCACTATGACTTACAACGCTGAAGTTCAATTTAAGTTTGATGCCACATGGACTCCCAGTTACAGTTCTTCATTCTCTGACGATGACTTTATTCCCGAAGAGCACTATCTGATTACTGCTCCTGCTGCGGATTTAAACGCAAAGCAGTATTTCAAACTGTTTGAGAAGTTTCTGCTGTGTGTTGGTATGAACCCTGCAAGTATTCGCAGTGGTGCTATGTCTCTGGTGTTTAATGAATGGGTAAGTATGGAAGAACAAAGTAAGGTCTGTAAGGAATACGAACTGACGATGGATGAAGACCTTGAAGAGAAGTTCAAGGAATATAAAATCCGTGAGGAAGAGATTGCTAAACTTTTCAAAGGTCCAATGGGAACTGTACTGACTGAAGAAGAACTGACGAATCTGGAGGAAGGAGTGTGAAACTGATTTCCTTTAAGCACCGTGAGGATTACGGACACGAATGGTATGTTCAAGTCTTTCACAACAAACGATGGACACTTTTTCAAGCATCAGTTTCTTGGAATGATTATGCTGGTTGGCCTTATCTTCAAATCAAATCTGGAACTGGTACTCTTCTGAGTATTATGTTCTGGGTATATAAGTTTGGATTTGATATTGGTATCTGTGAGCATACTTGGAACTTTGAATATCTCAATGAACTTGATGGTGAAGAATGAACCTTGAAGACATCCTAGAAGAGTACGGACAGGAAGTATTAGACACATACTATGAACTCTTCCCAGACAAAAGCATCTCAAAGTTTCCTGACCGTTTCTGTGGTTTTGTTGGCGATTATACTGACTTTTTGTTAAACTCTTATTATTCAACTGGTAGTGATAATTTGGAGAGTATTAAGGACTTTGAGAACGGAGTCTTTCAAGAGTATTATTATTACTGCCACAATACCAATACTGGATTTGTATTTTATAATGAAGACCGATGACTGATATGAAAGAAAAAGCAAAGAAAGTATTCTCTGCTTATTATGATGACCCACAACACGACCCTACACTAAACCTTACTGATGCTTTCCGTGAGGTGATTAACCAACTCCAACAAAGCCCTGGCGTGATTATGTGTTCTGATTTTTTAGAATTGTGTGAGGAGATTGAAAACCTATGAAAGTTTATTCACTCTATTATAAAGACACATTCGTAGTAGCATTTCCTAATCGGGAAGATACTATGTGTTATGGTATGAAACATTATGCTGAGTATGCTTGGGATTGTAATATTATTGAAGAGTATTTGAGTAAATCTCCACTACTTTATAGTGCTCCTTATACTCCAAATCCTTCAAGCACTACTCCTATTATTCATAATGTAGTAAAAACAGAACCTTATAGTAATGTGAGAGCAAATTGGAAGGAGAAATGACTTACGAAGTTCAAACTTGGGATGATGCAGATAAAACTGTGTATTATGAAACCGTAAAGGATGCTAATGATTATGAGAGTGCTCGTGATATAATTGTAGAGAAGTATCCAAATCGTAAAGTAATTGCTGTGATTAGAAAATGACTGAAAGAATAGGATATAAACTCAACCCAAACAAACTCAAAGGAGCACCTCAAATTATTCTTCCTTATGTTGTTGGTGCTTTTTATTACACAGAAGATTTTGAGTATTTTGATGTAATCAAACCTTATCTTGATATTCCAGAACCACCCAAATCATTAGAAGAAATCCAACAGGAATGTGAGGAGAAGTTTGATGATTTGATTGAGAGAACAAAGAATAGTTTTTATAAGTCAAAGTATATTGCTGAAACTTTGTATGAAACAAAGTTCAATAGAATTATTGAGAACTTTGAGTATGCGAAGGAACACGGACAATTTCCACAAAAATCTATACTAACTTATAGCACTCCTCTTGGTGTAAATGGTATTGCTTCCAGTTTTATAATCAAACAAGGAAATAAACACGAAGGTTATTATACGATTGGAAATGGTTATTTGAGGTTCTATATGCCTTATAAACCAAATGCTATTACTCGTTGGTTTATGGATAAATGTCTTTCTATTAGATGGGTTGATGAGAAATGAAATACCCATCTTATTGTTGCTCTAAATGCGGAGATATGATAGGATGGACTGGAAGGTTCTTTCAGTTTCTTCGTATTCCATTACATCGGTGTAAGGACACTTGAAGAACTGGCACAGGAGCATCCCACAGGTGCTCCTTTTGCCTTATAATGACTTCATAAGAAACAAACCGATGCACTACGAAACTGACATCATCATTCATCAGTATTCATCTGATGGAGATTTTTATTACAAACTCAAAGTCACAGATGTAATGAATATGGATTACTACTATGATGGTAGTGCTTCTACACTTGAT